GTCCGGCGAGGTTGAGTACTCCGGTGCCGAGGCCCTTGAGCTGGTCCTTGCTGACCCCCGCCTGGGTGTTGATCTTCGTCATGGCGGCGTCGAAGCTCGTCGCGCCCTTGATCGCCTCGAATAGGCCGAATCCGGCCGCAGCCAGGCCGGTGGCGTATTTCATCAGCCCGGCGGAGCTCTCGCCCATCGCTGCGGCCGAGCGCTCCGAAGACGCTGCGGCGGCAGCGCTCGCCTCGGTCGTCGCTACGGCTGTCTCCTGGGACGCGGCCGTGATCTCCGTGGCTGACGCCGCAGCCGCGCCCGCTACGACGCCGAGTTCGGTGCCCAGTCCGGCGACCGCCGTGCGGGCCGTGGCCAGCGAAGCGTCCATGCCGGTGGCCATCCGCTCGGCTGACGCAGCCACACCCTCGAACGCCGGCTTCGCGGTCGTATCGAGACCGGCCGCGGCCTTGCTCAGCGCCCGGATCGCCGTGGCAACCTGCCGCACGCTGGCCTTGACGGCGTTGAGCGGCTCGACGATGGCCGCCGCGAGCTCCATTGCGGCGTCGAGGATCAGCTTGAACGAGTCCGCCGCGATCTTGGAGCTGGCGTCCAGACTCGACGCCATCTGGTCGCCCGCCGCGATGATCCGCGACGTCACATCCTCGGCCACGCCCGCGGCCTCGGTCAGCGGCGCGGTGAACGGCTCCGTGAGCGACCGCAGGGTGACAAACAGGTCGCCGATCTCGGACGCCATCGCACACTCCCGGTCGAGTTGAGGTGATCGGGAGCGCGTAGGAGCAAACCCCCGCTGCAGTCCTGGGGTCCAGGTCGCAAGTCGCAACGGAGCCGGGGGTGGTCAACGGGGTCCCGAGTCGGGCCCGGAGGCCCCCGGTCCGGCCCGTCCGACCGGTGGGTCGAGCGCCAGTCAGAACACCGACATCCACGGGCGATTCATCGCCCCGCCCATCAGCGCCGCCGCGCCGGCCGCCTCCAGCGCGTCCGCGGCAGGCTTCAGCCACGGATAGGCGGTGCCGTTCCGCAGGCCGGTCTCCAGGTAGTAGCCGTACCGGTCGGCCGGGGTCCGGCTGTTGTACTCCGGGTAGCAGTTGGGCTTCGGTCCGACTTTCAGCGACCAGCCCAGGGCGCTGGGGACCGGTTCGCTGTGGTCGATCGACTCCTTGAGGGTCTCGGAGATCATGGCGGGTCCGGAGCCGGGCCTGGCCGGGGTGGGGGTGCCGTAGGCGTGCTGGCCGTTGGAGACGGTGCCGCGAGCGTGCTCGACGAGCGTCTCCGCCAGGGTCTCCAGGAGCTCCCGGGCCCGCATCGGGCCCTGTTCGGCCAGCTTGGCCAGGCCCTGCGTCCACATTCCGGGCAGCAGCTCCGGCATGGCCATCACCCCTGTCAGCGTGCGGCGTTCTGCGCTGTGCGGCGGGCCAGGAGGAAGTCCCAGCAGACGCGGCGTACGTACACCGGGGTCGCCTCCAGGTCGGCCCAGGACCAGCTGTAGTAGCGCATGAGCTCGACCCACTGGACCTCGACCGGGGCGGATCCGGAGCCCCACGTGCCCGCGTAGATGGACTCCGCTGGCCACAGGACGTTTTCGAGGTAGGTGGAGTCGAGCTTTACTGAGGGTTTTGGAGCTCCCGGAACGCCTTGCCGATCTCGCCGAGGACGCCGAGCGGGGCCCGGCTGAGGTCGGCCACGGTGACCGTCTCGGGCAGCAGTGGCGGGATGTCGTCGTCGCTGGTGGCGTCCCACATGCACCAGCGGCGCAGAAGGCTGCTCATGGTCTCCAGGATGAGCTTGGAGTCGGCTTCCCCGGGCTCGCCCGCCTCGTCGACGGTGACGCCGCGCAGGCCCTGCTGCATCTCCTCGATGGTGGACTGGGCAAGGAGGCCGGGATTGCGGATCTCGATCCACAGGTCGGGCAGACCGGGCAGCGCGAACTGGGGCATCGGGAGGCGAACGATGCGCTTGGCGTAGCCGCCGACGGGGACCTGGACGGAGGTGACGGCTTCCTGGTCGGCGGCCTGGGGGATGCCCTGCTGCTCGTAGGCGGGAAGCGGTACGGCGGGCTGGGGCTGGAACGTGGGCGGGACCGGGTCTTCGAATGCGGGTGCTGCGTGGACGGGCGTGGTCATGGTGACTCCTGTGAGGGATTGGGGAGTTGGCCCGGCGCGCTGGGGCGCGTCCCCGCGCCCTCACGCGTATGCGCGCTGATCCGGCACGCCGGGAGCAAAGGGGACAAACCGGTCTCAATATGCGCTAGTTTGCCAATTTGCCAGCGTCGCCTGAACGGCCCCGCCGTCGGTCGAGTTGTAGATCGCCTTGACCGAGTAGTCGGCCTGCACGTAGGCCTGCGACATGTCCCGCTTGCCCTTCTGCCAGGCACTCTTCGAGCTCGTGACCGACAGGGACTGGCCGCCGCGCGCCACCGGCTGCTGCGCGGCCACCGTCAGCGGCAGCTGCGTGTTCAGCAGGAACAGGTTCAGGTCCAGGTTGTTCTCGAAGATCGCCTTCAGCGTGTAGTCGCACTCCAGCGCACCCGCGAACACCTCACGCGGCGTCTGCGTCCCGTCCGAGGACCCGATCGCCTCCACCGCGCGCTTGATCGAAATATCGCACGACAGGCCGCGCGTCGACGCCAGGCCGCCGCTCGTCATCGTCCACGACCAGCCCAGCAGCGGATCGAACACCGTGTACGCCGGGGCCGAACCTGACGCCGACACCGACGGGAACGCCGTCATCTTCGTCGACATCGTGATCGCGCCCTTGGGGTCGATCTTGATGCCCAGGTCCGAGAACCGGCCGTAGGACGTAGAAAGAAACTGCGTCGTGTCCCAATACGTGAACGAGTACGTCGGCAACGCCACCGCAGGGTTCTGCTTGAACGTGTGCGTGGTCGTCGTCGTGACCGCCACCGACGACGCGTGCCCCAGGGCCAGCCCCACGCGGTTAGCACCCGTCTTGCCCAGCACCGTCGTGATGTTGCTGACGAACGGACCCGAGCCCGTCGCCGTGCCATCCGTCCACGCGTACTCGACAAGCGTCGACGTGTCGATGCGGATCACCTGACCCGCAGGCAGTGCCACCGCCGTGGAGACCGACGTTGCACCCGCGGTCGTCAGCGCGCTCAGCGTCGTCGCCGTCGCCGCAGTCACCGTGTCCGGGCCGACTGTGCCCGCCAGCGTGTGCCCGATCAGATCCGGGTACGCCATCAGGTCGATCGACCACTCCGCGTGCGCCGGACCCTGGTAGGACCCCTGTTCGATCGTGTCGTTGTTGCGTACCGACTGGTCGTCGATCGCCCCGTAAATGTCCTCGTACCCGGACGAGCCGGTGTACGGAACCGACCACACCGGAGCCAGCCACGTACCAGGTGTCACTTCCTTCACCCCGGCCAGCCAGCCGTACCGTGCAAGCTGCGTCATCGGTCGGTCCCCTCGTCTCCGGACTGCGCCGGGGTGCTCTTGCTGGTGCGGGTCTTGGCGGACGGGGGAACCGACTCGAATCCGGCGATGGGCACCGGCCAGTCGACGGTGTCTCCCGGCTGGACGGTGGCCGGGATGGCGGGCACGTCCAGCGGATGGTCGGTGGCGTTGCGCTGCTGCATGGCCGCGCCCTTCTACTCGATGTACTCGGTGTCGTCGGCGGTATAGGTGACCGTGGCCGTCAGGAATCCGCCCGCCATGCCCGTCAGGGGATCGCCGAGCTCGACCATGAACTGGGAGCCGTTCGGAGCCTCCCCGACGCTCATGAAGCGGCCGCCGTGGGACTTGTCACCCACGAAGCCCTCCAGCCGCCCGACGACCAGGGCGAGGGCGTTGTCGAGGTTCTGCTGCTCGACTTCGGCGATGCCGACGCCGGTGGTGCCTTGCCCGATGGGCCAGGTGACCGTGACCTGGAAGTGGTGCGTGGCCAAGCGCCGCTGTTGCGAGAAGCGGACGGTGGGGAAGCGCCGCCGGAGCACGTACAGCTGCGTCTGGCGGGAGGCTGGAGTTCGCGGGGCGTAGGCCTGGACGACGTCGAACGGGCCCCCGTTTCCCTTCAGGAGAGCAGGGAGGCCGTCGCCGTAGACGTTCAGCCAGTCGGCCTCGCGCTGGACCGCGTCGGCGAGGGACATCAGTGCCTCCTGTGTCGTCGAAGGCGCGCCGTGGCGCCGGCCCGGCCGGAGATCCGGCCGCCGGAGCGCAGCTTGCGGGCGTGATAGGCAGGGCCGGCCCTGGGGATGTGGCGGACGGCCGTCCGGGGCTGGTGGTGGCCGCGCAGTTTGACGTGCCGGTGGCCGTGCCAGCCTTTGTGGGGGTGCTTCTTGCCGCGCATGCCCGCACTGATCGCGGCCCGCCATGCGGCGCTGAGCTTGCGCCCCTTCATCCGGGCGGACAGCTTCGCGCGCTCAGCGGCGGACATCTTGCGGCCGCGCATCCGCGCCGACAGCTTCGCGCGGGCCGCCGCGGACATCTTGCGGCCCTTCAGGCGCTTGCTGATCTTGGCCCTTGTCGCGGCGGACAGATGCCTGCCCCGCATCCGCTTACTGAGCTTGGCCCGCGCGGCGGCCGACATCTTGCGGCCCTTGAGGCGCCGACTGATCTTGGCCCGCGTCGCCGCGGACTCCTTGTGGCCCTTATGGGGGTGCTTCTTGCCCTTCATGCGCTGCGACTCGCGCTTACGTGCCGCGGCGGACATCTTCCGCTTCTTGCGGGCTGCCATCAGGTGCGCAGGTAGGCGTCGAGGATGCTGTTGGCCTTCTCCTCCAGCATGTCCGGGTCGTGGCCGTGGGACTGCACCATCGGATCCAGCTCGGTGACCGCGATCGACGCGGCCATGTACTTGCAGGCCCGCACCAGGTCGGCTGGGACGGTGGTGTAGCCGCCGTCGTAGCTCATGCTCAGGTAGGAGCCGATCGGCATGAACAGGCCCAGCTGGAAGAACACGTGACCGGTGTCCGGGGCCGTCGACAGGATCTGCGTGGCCGTGATCTGCTGCGTGCCGCCGTAGGACCGCACCAGGAGGATGTTGAGGTTGCTGTAGGTCCAGTACTCGGAATGGCGGGTGGCGTACTCGTTCAGCCAGGCGTGCCGCACCAGCGACGACGCGCCCAGTGCCATGGCGTAGGAGCGCCCGAGGGTTCCCTGCAGGTCCATGGGCAGGTTCGCCGAGTCCGAGTACTCGTCCGGGTCGATGCCCTCCGCGCGGTGCGACTCGGTGATCTGCGTGAACGGAGCCAGTCGCCGCTGTGCGACGCCCTCGCACTGCCGGGTCGCCTCGATCATCAGTTCCGACTGGGCCGCGGGCGAGAAGCCGCGGATCAGATCAGCGAACGCGCCCTCGGACATCTGCGCGGCTGAGGCGAGCGGGGTGGGGGAGTCGGCCACAGCTCACCTCCAGGGTGCGTCGGTGCGTCAGGCCTTGGTGCTGCGGCGCGCGGTGGTCTTCTTCGCGGGTGCGTCGGTGGCCGGCGCGTCCGGTTCGGGGGCGATTTCGTCCATGGGCTCGGCCGGGTCGGGTTCGGTGACCTCCGGGTCGGACTCCCGCTCCGGCCCGCTGGTGTCGCCGGCTGCCTGGGCGGCGAGGTCCTCGGGGGTGTCGGCGACGGAGAATCCGGCGTCGGGGATGGCCAGCAGCTCCATGGCCGTGTCGTAGGGGACGTTGACGACCGCGCCGTCCTTGGCCCACTCGTGGCCGTAGGAGTCGGAGCCGGCCAGCTTCTTGCGCAGCGGGACGTCGGACATGGGTGATCTCCAAGCGAGGGACGGGGGGTGG